CTCGCTTTTCTTCAAAAGCCTTCCGCCCGTACCAAAAGTACTCGACACACACATCATGCAGGATCTTGACCGCGTGCTCTTCTGGCCCATCCCCGGATGGCAACCAGGTAGTCATCATCTTGTCCAGGGTTGCGTGCTCAATAGGACACACGTACGCCCCAAGTTCACTCTCAAAGCGCCAGCGCCTCTTGAGGAAACTAGTTTGTGAAATGTGCAGAAAAGGCACGGTCTCAGATTCCTTGTCAGCCATGGTGTACTCCACCCCATGATCACCCAACATCCGAGAGATGGATGAGTGATTGAACCAATCAACTGCTGAACCAAAAATATTATCATCACCGTAAGTCGCCAAAACCACATTGCTGCGGAAAGTGGCAACCTCCTTCTCGGGATTCAACTCGTGGTAACAGTACCGCAAGTAAAGGCAGTTGACCAAGCAGTTGATGATGACAGTCAGGGGGTGACCCGAAGGGTTGCTACCCATAAACTGCACCAAATCACCTGAAAACAGGCACCACGAACATGCCGTGTCGTAAGCGAACCCCCACATGCGATTGGTATCATGCTCGGCCATTCCGCTCCTTTCACAAATCTTGATCAGGATGTAGAAGGCGTGCATAATCATGGTCGAACTCATCTTCTTGTCGAATTTGCCGTAATCACCCGCGATCATGCGATCCTCCCCAAATTTGGTAAGATGGTGGTACAATTCGTCCCACTGCGCACTTTGGGCAACGACACCGGGAAGCGACTCAAACAAAAGTGGGTTCTTCTGGATAACTCTGACTATAGGGAGGAAGTACATCCTCTCAGCCAAACAGAAATCGAGGGGTCCTCCATTCATAATGCGCGAACGTTCCGAGACAATCTTCCGGAAGGGCAAGGCCTCATCCTTAATGTGAGAAATAAAAATTGGTGCGAAAAGCTCCCTGTTATCATATCTCTCAAAGAGAATCTCCATCCTCTCCTTCACCTCGTCGTTGACGTCGATAGGATCTTGCCAACAATCATAGGCCGGGAGGGGTGCTGTGACCGACTTCTTCGTCTTCATCCAGGGGAAGCCTGCACTAGTGGTCCGATTGATGCTATCCACAAACTTCCTGCCTGGGATCCCATTAATGGCTGTCGCCAGGTCCAGCGGATGTTGCAATTCCTGCCTGTACTCGAGAGACAGTTCCTCCATAATTTCATCGACGTACGCATCTGCGCACTTCTTGATGACCGAATCTTTAAACAGATGAG